TTACTTCCTTTTACGTTTTTTAGCACTTGATAATGCGATAGCCTGTGCTTGTTTTAATGTTTTGCCTTCCTTCATCAACAAACGAATGTTTGCAGATATAGCCTTCTGTGATTTGCCTTTCTTAAGTGGCATTAGATATTTAAATCTTTTGTAAGTGCTTGAGCTAAGTGTTGCAAATAATTATGAATATTGCCATTAAAGAAATCAATCTTAATCAACATGTCTTTAATTTTTGCTGCCTCTTCGCCTTTGGTATGCTTGATTGCTTCAATAACAACGGTAGATGGAATTATGTTAGGTGTTCCATTTTGTGAATTAACTGTGTAATATTGAAAATCTAAATTTTTTTCATTGAAGAATGTAGTAAAAAAGTTATTCATGGGGTTGTTGTGTTTATATTTAATATATATTATTCTTCAACAAGTGTCAACAACTATTAATTTAAGCAAGGTAAATGATTTTCTTCATCATACATAGTTTCTGCTAAATGTTCTGGAATCATATAATTATAATTAAAATTATCTCCATTCCAACCTTCCCAACATTTAGGAAGTAATGTTTGTAATTTTTGCATCTTTGTTAATAAATCATCTTTCTCTAATCTCAATTCTGTATCAAGACGGCCATTTTCAATAATTAAAAAATATCCAAATTCATCATTATCTTTATATTCAAAAACCCAATTAATTTCTTTATTGTCTGTGATGTACTCATGGGTTGTAAAAGTTCTTTGAATTAACATTTAGGGGTTGCTATGTCTATATTAAATATATAACATTCTTCAACAGGTGTCAACAACTATTATTTATCAAAAGTAATTTTACCGTCATTAAAATCTTTAACAAAAGACTTAAAATCTTTTGCTTTAGAAGCTTCTTCAATACATTTTCTCCGTTCTTTAATATTCAAATGCAAAGTTGTCATAAATTTTGCAAGATCTCTGGAGAAAAAAATGTCATTGTCAATCATATATCTACTGTATCACTTACTACTATAGCTGATCTATTAAGTATTACCCAATAATCAGCATCAAAGTGCATTAGTTCCTGACCACCTTCCTTAACAAGCTCAACTAAAGGTAACGGCACTTGGTATCCATCTATCCCCAAAATGCTACAAGCTTCACCGACTGTCTCTATATCATACCCTGTAAGTTTTTTTGCTTTAGCAATCGTTTCATCTTCCCATTTCTGAAAGGTTTGTTTGTACCAATTTGAATCTGGGAATGCGTGTTCAAACTTTAAATTTTTTGTACTCGAACCCTTTTCCCAAGTTTTGAAGTTTGCATCTTTTTTTAATCCAAATGCTGTTATTCTTTTTTTCTTTTCAGCAACAGATAATGGTGCTGCAAAAGCATTGCTCTGAGTATAATTTTCAGCTATTTCAATAGCATTTTTTGTACTTTTTGATAAAGTTGCTTTTGTTCCATGGAGATTTCTAGCTGCGGCATACGTTCCGTTACCATATATACCCTCACCAGCAAAGTAATTGTCTCCAGCCTTGCCTATACCCTTAAACTGGTCATTCCAATTATCATTTGAAACTCCTCGATATAGAACAAGGTTTTCACCATCAGCACCTTTTACTAAATCTTTTCTATCTTTTAATGCTTTAACATTTTTAACCCTTGTCGGTCTTTTATTAAAACCTTGTTTCCAGAAAAGATAATCATTGTACATGGGTGAATCTTTTGTAATCGCTTTTTCTATGCTTAAACCTTGCTCTAAAGATTGAATCTTAAAATCAATTGGCCCTGTATATGGATTTTTTATGCCTCTTAAAGTTTGAATTTTAATTTCATGTTCTCTAAATTTTTTAAGATCAGCCAACAACTCTTTTTCAGTAAGCTTTTTAAGTGGTTTTGATTTAACAAAGTCAGACGCTTTAGCTGTTCCTACAACAGCTTTAGGCTTAGCTTTGGGCTTCGGTTTTATATTTGTAGGCTTACCATAGATCTTTTGTAAATCCTTAAGACTTCTTTCACTATCATCATCACGAACAAACTTTTTTATTGCCTTCTGTCCTGACCCCTCTTTCTTTGCCAACCTTTTAAAATATTGAACTTTTTTTGCATTGCCTAAAGTTTTAACCTGTAGCTTTTTATCTTGTTGTAAAAGCCAATCACCATATTTTGTATCTTGTGGCACTCTACCTGTTGCACTTGGCCTAGTGACAACTTTTCCTACTGGTGGCTTTTCCAAGTTTGGATATTTCTTCTGCAATCCATCAAAGTCAACAACAGGAACAGTAGTAGATCGACAATTAAAGTGCTGTGGTGGTGTAGGACCTTTGTTGTATGCAAACTGTTTGCCATCAAGATCTCTGCAAACTGCACTTGTTCTGCTGTCTAAAGTTGCCACATATTCATATTTGGGAGCTACCTTACTGTTTGCCGCATACACCGCCTGTGATGCCTGATTCTGTACTTGATTTACAGATGTTCTTACTATTGTTCTTATTTGATGATTAGCAAGTTTTGTTCTTTCACCACCAGCAAGTGCTAATTGTCTTGAAGTTTTAGCTTTTTGACCAAATTCTAAATTTCCAATCATTCGCCTTGCTATTTCTTGTGTAGATTCTCCGCTAAAAACACCCTGCCTTATATTTCTTGCAAGCAACTCATGTTGTTTTGTTGCTATACCACGAAAAGCTTTCTCTACTGTGTCTCCATTAGGTAGGGTCTGCATTGCTCCCTGCCTTGCAGTAAGTTCAAACTTCCCAGAACCAAACCTTTTAAACTCATCTTCTGTAAATTCTTTACTGGTAAATATATTGACTTGTGTTGGATCTGTTTTTACAAAAGATTCTGCATATTTTCTACTAACAGCAACAGAATTTATTGGGACATTACCAGACTTAACAACTTTTTTTAACTCATTTTCTATAAATCCAGCCTGTACTTCTGCTAACCCTTCAATCTCTTTGATCATTTTTTGAGTTGTAAGCCTTGACCAAGTATCTAAACTTATCTTTGACTGTTGAATTATTGCTCTAAGTCTTTTTCTTGTCTGTGGTGCTATAACAACCCCTGCCCCAGCTTGTGCTTGTCTAATGTTTATTTGTTTAAGTTTCTTTGTTGCTTCAAGAATTACATCATTATATGTTCTTTGAAACTCTGTTGATACAGCATTACTATATCTGTTTAAATCAATAGTCTCTCGAAAAAATGCTTCTGGTGTACTCATTCATCAAGCCGCCTCTTCTGTATCTTCATCATCATCTGTAGCTGGTTCTTCTGGTGGTTCCATTTCTACCAACCCTCCGCTTTGTGTACTTTCCATTTCTTCCTCTATATCAAAATCATCACCAAGAATTTCACCAGCAGATAATTGGTTTAAAAGTGTCTCTTGTGAGATAGTGCCAGCAGTAAACAATGTTAATAGGCTTGTTATCTCTTGAGGCTCAAGCCTTGTAGAAACAAAGTCTCTATTTACAAAGCTGCTTCCAGCATTAGGTTCATTCAAATATTCACTGTGAAACTTGAGGCAGTTATCAATTAAATCTTGCATCTGTTGAGCAATAACCATCATGGTGCTGTCATTCTGTGACCTGTCTATCCTTTTTGCTTCTGCTGATTCTCCTACTAACTTCTGCCCAAGAACCGCAGCTAGTGACAAGGTATTAATCTGTTCTTTTAGATCACCAAGCCTTTGAAACTGACTATCATAACTATCTCCTGAGGGGCTTACATATTCAAGCCTAGATTCTGGTGGTAATGCCAAAGCTTCGCTAGGGCCAGTTGTTATCTCATCAGCGTTTGGATAACCAAAGACTGCAAGTAAAGGTACAGAACTAATATGTAAAATATTATCCAAGTCCGACTGAATCTGATAATGCTTAAGATTTAATTCTGCTATGTCATACAAAGGGCTGCGTGATTCATAAAAACCTACCCTGTTGGAATATGCCACAGCAAACGGAATCTTATCCTTAAGACTCATTTCTCCCTCATCAAATAATTTATATTCACTATTCTTTTTATCTTTTCTATGAATCTCATATCTACCACGCTCTAAAACTCTAATCTGTTTTACTTGCTTTTCTCCATACTTTCCATCAGGTTCAACAACATTCTCCAACAACCTTAACTGTGTAAGCTGTCTTGCACCATCTATAATCTCACTTCTCCACCCAAGAATATTTCTAGGACTGTAAGTCACCCAATAAGGTCTAGTCTTGTCTCCCTCTTTTGGTGCATCTACTAATACCCCAACATGACCAAATGATATTGCTGTTCTTGCTGTTTCATATAACCAGACATTTAGATCATTCCCTTCTAGGTCAACATCAAATAACTGTTCTCTCACTAAATCAGAAACATCATCAAGCCTTACTGGTTTTCTTGTGAGCATACCTGACAGCATTTTCTCGATTCGTTGCAAGTAAGGAACTACAGTTGATCTTGATAGCCTTACGTCATAACTGTCATCTGTTTCTCTTGCCTCTTGTGGTAAATACTTTCTATGTTCACTCCTGATCTTGTATGTGCCTTCCTTCAAGTCTGTTATCAAATCCCAAAACTGTGCCATCCTTTGATATGCCGCATTTGGTGATTCAACTGTTGATACAGCCTGTGTTATAGGTTGGTTGTAAATATTTAATGAGCTAT